GTACAGGATTCTTCCGCGCCTACAGTCCTATGTAACATGATATAATCTACACATGGCAAAACACAAGAAGACACACCTCGAACTTCCTAGGGAAGTAGTAGAGACATTCATTAAGTTGACAGAGCTTGAGCGCAACGCATACATGAAGGCTCTTCGTGAGCTAGGCTGGACGCTAGAGTCCATCGCAAGTGTTAATGGCGTCACTCGTGAGCGCGTCCGTCAGATCTGCAACGCTGTTCCAATGAGCGAGGCAATCAAGTCGGCGACCGCAGGTCACCCTCTACCTCAGCCACCGATCATTGAGGAGAAGCCTACCAAGGAATATGTCGAGCCCTCTCCTGAGACGCTTGCTCGTCTACTTGAGCTTCAGCCTTACGCACAGCAGGTGCGCTCGTATGGAAAGGCCTTCCGTAAGGAGGCCGAGGAATACACCGCGCTTGTTAACCACGCTCACACAGTTGAAGGTGTAACCTTGTATCGTCTTGCGAAGCGTCTGGGAGTTACACACGGCGCTCTTCGTTTTAGACTTGCACGCTACGGATATAAGTCTCCTGTCTCAGGTTCATCAAAGGCGTACACGCCTATCCTCGAAGAGAATCGCATTAAACCAAACGTAGAATAGAGTAGAGTAGTCCTATGGCAAAAAGCATCATGGAGATACTCGCGCAGCTCTCACCCGAGGAGCGCGCAAAGGCTCTCGACGGATTTGATCCTGACACCCTTCTCTGGGACTGGACCCTATGGGGTCGTCCCGAGCAGCAACCACCTGAGCACGATGACTGGAACATCTGGGCATACATCGCAGGTCGCGGTGCTGGTAAAACTAGAACTGCCGCGGAGTGGGTTCGTAAGGAAGCACGTGATACTACAAATGGACAAAAGCGTTTTGCGCTTGTTGCTCGTACTGCCGCGGACGTTCGTGACGTTATCGTTGAAGGCGAGTCTGGAATCATCAACGTAACGCCTCCAAGCGAGCGCCCGCTGTATGAACCATCAAAGAGAAGATTAACATGGCCTAACGGAAACACGGCTACCTGCTTCACCGCGGACGAGCCGGATTCACTTCGTGGTCCGCAATTTACACACGCCTGGGGTGACGAGGTTGCCGCCTGGCGTCAAACTCCCGACGCGGCAGGTATGACCGCGTTTGATAACCTACGTGTTGGTACACGTCTTGGCGCTAGACCTAAGATCATGGTTACGACAACTCCAAAGAGAGTTCCTCTTCTCTACGCGTTGATGGCCGAGGCTGAGAAAACTGGCAAGGTAGTCATTACCCGTGGTTCAACTATGGATAACTCAGGAAACCTGTCCGTGTCATATCTAGACGCCATCAAGGGCGTCTATGAAGGCACACGTCTTGCGCAGCAGGAACTATACGGTGAAATGCTAGATCAGGTTGAGGGAGCGCTCTGGACCGACGAGTTAATTGCACGAAATCGTGAGACGGCGTTTCCACAGGGAGTACCTCTGCGTTGTATCGGCGTTGACCCATCGGTCGCGGAAAATCCACGAGACGAGTGCGGCATCGTTGTTGTAGCGTCAACTGGCGAGCGCGATTTGTATAAGCGTCAAGCCTGGGTACTTGAGGACGCATCTATTCTTGGATCTCCTACCGTTTGGGCACAGAAGGTCGTTGCGATGGCACGCAAGTGGGGTTGCCCCGTTATCGCGGAGGTTAACCAGGGAGGTGCGCTCGTTAGAAACGCAATCCAAACTATTGACCCAACCGTTCAAGTTTTAGAGGTTCACTCAAAGCACGGCAAGCAGCTTCGCGCGGAGCCAATCACGCTCGCATACGAGCAGGGACGTGTTCACCACATTGGATACCTAGCAGACTTAGAGAGCCAGATGATCTCTTGGATTCCCGGTGAAGGCAAGTCTCCAGACCGCGTTGATGCTCTGGTGCACGCCTTAACCGCGTTGATGATTAAGCCTCCTGCCGGTTTCATGGGCGGTAAGCTCACCGCACGCTCGTTAGCTCACCGTAAGATTCCAAACATGCGACCAGGACAAGGACCAAACACAGGAGGATTTCGTGTCAGATAAGAAAGATAAAGGACGCAGGAAGGTCTTTAGAAAGATAAAAAAGATTCTTGATGAGAGTGCAGGAGACATGCCTTGGGCCTGGCACAGGATAACAGTTCTCACAAACAAGGAACTAAAAAAGTTAGAGGAAAAGAAAAAGAAGTAAGACACATTGGTGTACATAATATGTTATCGTGTACCTTATGGAAGAGAAGCGCAGACCTGCTCGTAAGCAAGAGCTACCAAAGGCAGAGGCGTCGCTTCTCTCCTCCTTATTTGATGACCAGCTCTACACAAGAGTCCTAGCACTCTTTGATGCAGGGTGGCCACTTCAATCTATCGGTAACGCGTTTGAGCCGCCGCGTAGACGCTCAACAGTTAAGTTTTGGGCAACACGCAAGCACCAGCATTCTCCGTTAGAGACTCCTGTACCTACGCCTAAGCTTAAGACCGCGCAACGTGGCTACGTATCACGTCGCCCGGTCTCTCCAGGTATTAACGACACAGATCGAGTTCGCATCGAGCAGTTATCTCCTCTAGCTCGTAGGTACCGCTCAAAGATGACATCTAGCTCTCCGCAGGCACTTGCCAACGAGGAGCTTACAGAGATCTGCGTTCGCCTTCTCGCAACAAACGTCACGGTGAATGAACTAGCTAACGCGGCAGGAGTAACCTACCGCGCTATGGCTCGACGGTTAGGAAGATAATGCAGGTTAAACACGACGTATTTCCAGCGTTCGTTGGCGTTGCCCAACACGATCTGCTGGAAAACCTACAGGATCTTAGGTCCGCGCCGATTACGCCTGGTGCCTACCAGGTAACAAAGGCTCGCATCGTTGTAACCGACACACTGGTAATGGTGGCGGTAGATGGCGACCAAGGCCCAATGATTATCTTCCGCGAGGATTATTCAGAGTTTCACAAGTCCAACGTAAAGACGGAGGACTCATACATCAAAACCGTGACAGGAAAGATGATAGCCTACAAGAAGGACGAGAACTGCGGTTGCGGTTCAAGACTTCGTAGCTGGAATCCATATGGTCACGTCTACTCGAGTAAGGACCCTACAGAATGAAAATAACAACAGTCCAGTTCATCATCCTAGCACTTGCGGTATACCGCATCTGTCGCCTCATTATCCAGGACCAGATCCTAGAGACGGTACGTAACCTCATATGGAGTAAGTTTCCGTATGATAGAGGTATCGGGTATCTCATAACCTGTTATTGGTGTACAGGGTTTTGGGTCTCATCACTTGTTGTAACATGCTTTATTATTGTACCCGTAGCAACAACTGCCGTATGCTCTGTTTTAGCGCTGTCGGCAGCCGCAGCAATCATAGCCGCACGGGCAGACGACTAATGTCTATTCGTTCCGTTATCCAAAGACGAGGAGTAAATTGTGGGCGTATTTAACCGCGACGGTAAGTCATCTGGCAACAGAGCTCAGCGTCGTCGCACCGCATCTGCTGTTCGTCGTGATATGCGTCTTGACCCTCCTACGCTACAGTCACTTATTAACCAGGTTGGATTTGCACAGCCTGCCGCCTACTCAACTCCACGCCCTATTACAGCGGCAGCAGCTCAGGTAAAGGTAAACGATAAGGGTGAGGCTGAACAGTTCCGCAACCGTCGTCTTTCTGGTTCATCTGCCTGGCAGCAGGAAGCCTGGGAGTACTATGACGCCATCGGTGAAATTAAGTATGCATTTAACCTAGTTGCATCTGTTGTTTCACGTATTCGTCTTTACGCGGCAGTATCTCAAAACCCTGCGGAGCCACCAGCACCGATTCGTAACGCAACTAACATTGATCAACGTCTTCAGTCCGCCGCAGAGCGTGCAATTATTCGTCTAGACTCCGCATACGGCGGTCAGGCTGGTCTTCTAAAGGACGCAGCTCTTAACCTTGCGATAACCGGCGAGTGCTTCCTAGTTCAAATCCCTGAGCGCATTGGAGCTGGACTTCCTGAGTCCTGGGACATTCGCTCAACCGATGAGGTGCAGGTTGACCAAAAGGGTGCATATAGAATTACACCTCGCCGTGAACTGTCTAACATGGCTGGACAAAAGAACAGCGGCTCAATCGTTCTCCCACCTAACGCGTTCGTTGGACGCATCTGGCGGGCACACCCACGTTATTCCGACGAGGCTGACTCAAGCCTTCGCGGTTTGCTAGATCTTTGTGCAGAACTACTTCTCCTCAACAGAACGTTCCGTGCTACAGCGCGCTCACGTCTAAATGCTGGCGCCCTGTATCTTCCGGACGGGCTTTCTGTTGCTGGTTCACCGGATCCAGACTATCCATACGATGAAGATTCAGACATGAACACGGACTTCACTCCTGAGGAAGCTGGCGACGAGTTTGAGGATCAGCTCATCGACGCGATGACTACTCCAATTCGTGATGAGGATTCAGCGTCCGCGGTTGTTCCGTTGATTATTCGTGGACCTGCAGAGCTTGGCGACAAGATTAAACAGTTTAAGTTTGAGCGTTCATTTGACCCAGCACTTGCACAACGTGCAGATCGTGTACTTGAGCGTATCCTTCAGGGACTTGATGTTCCAAAGGACATCGTTACCGGTCTAGCAAACGTTAAGTACTCTAACGCGGTGCAAATTGACGAGTCTCTATACAAGGCACACATTGAACCGTTGATGCTTCTTATCGTAGACGCAATCACAGTTGTTTACCTACGTCCTTATCTTATCTCAAACGGATTTGATCCAGCAGAGGTAGAGCGTATCTGTGTTTGGTATGATCCATCACAGGTTGCAACACGCAATGACAGAGCACAGGATGCTGATGACGGTTACGACCGTGGTGCAGTTTCCGCTGATGCCTGGCGTCGCGCTCACGGATTTACAGAGATGGACGCACCAACACCAACAGAGGTTGCACTTCGCATGCTAACCGAGAAGGGTGTTATCACTCCAGAGCTTACAGAGTCTATGCTTGGCGCAGTTGCCCCAGAGGTTATGAAGGCAACACGTATGGCATCACAGGCGTCATCACTTGCACCAATTCCGCCAGAGGTTGAACGACTTCTTAAGGGACCAAACCCATCTGGAGAAACTCCAGCACCGGGAGACACTAGCTCTGAA